ACAGTTCCAGGAAACATCATTGGAATTGTTGCGCCTGCAGTAAATAATGCAGTAGCTGCTGCTAGTTTTGGATTTTTTCTCGCAAACTTAAGTAAAGAAGGTATCGCAACTTTTAATAATTTAGCAACACCTTTACCAATTATAAAAACTGCCTTGGTAATCAGTCTACCAAGAGGATTTAAAAATACAAGACCAGCAAGTATTGCAGGCCAAAATGTCTTAAGTAATCGCCCTAATGTTTCTACTTTACTTTGATTTTTGGGATCAGTAAACCAATCAATAAACTTCTTAACTACTTTTCCAAGAAAAATAACAGTTAAAAATCTTACAATTCTACCAAAAAGATCTTGTAGTGGAGAAAAGATTTTACCGGCAACTTTTGCTAATGATTTAATTCCTTTGGAGAATGCACTCTCCATTTTATTTTCTTTATCTTTTCTCTTTCCCCTTTCTTCAAGTTTTCTTTGCTTTTCTATCTGTTTTTTGTCGAACTCTAATTGCTTTGAAAGTATCCCAATAACCCTATCGAGTGATTTACTTATACTCTTTAGGATTTGATTATCACTTTGCTTTCTTTCCTTCTTTTCTTCAGATTGCTCATCTTTAAAATCTTTAACTTTCTGAGACTTTTCTTTGGTTTGTTTTCCTGAAAGAAGAGCATAAGCAGGTTTTCTTGTCGGAGCAGTATCTTTCTTTGGTTGTCCAACATTAAAGTCAGTAAAACTATCCTTGCTTATCTTTTTCTTTACCCTAAAAGTACCTTTTCCTTTATTTCCTCTCGTTTTCTTCAGTTCCTCGCGAAGAAACATAGCATCTTCAGTAGAAGAATTATCAGTACCTTTGCTAACTTCTATAAGTTTTTCTTTCAATAAGTTGGCATAGTCATCATAATCTAAGTCAAAAACATCCTCAAGACCAAGCAATTCAAGTATTCTCGAATCTACGTCTTCAGTCTTTGAATACTTAGTAAGTTCTCCTGGAGGTGAAGTCTTTTTCTTTTTAGGTCTTCCTTTTTTTGGTTTAGTTGCAGTCTTTTTATTTCCAGAAATCTCATTCAAAAGGTCATCAAGACCTTCTGGCATTTTATCTTCAGTATTTTCTTCTTCTTCAATCATACCAATTGCCATTTCATGCAATTCAGTATTATTTCGTCCCATTATAATTTGACTATCCAAATCACTTTGTTCTTTATCACTTAAAGAATTATAAAATGCAGAAAGAATTTTAATTTGCTTATCAGAAAGTTTATCGACAATTTTCTTGCCAATTTTAACTTCGTATACTTTTCTTAGTCTTCCTGCTTTACTAGCCATTTGCTCTTCTTTGGTTTTCTCTCAGTTTAATCTTCTCTTCTTCTTCCTCTAAGTGATTTTTAAGAAGAATAACATAAATGTCTCGCTCCCATGGCATCATGTTTTCAATTTCTGTTAATGAGTATTTATGATACTGCATTAAAGCAAAATTTAGTCTTAAATAATTCTCAAGACTCATGTGAGACATTACTAGCCGAAAAAACTTGCAAGTCCTTCCAATACAACTTTAGATTCAACACCAGTCTTTGGATTTTTAACTTGAACTTCATAAGATAACTTAGGCATAGTATTAAAGAATTCCTCAATTTCTTTAAATTGATTTGTATTCATTTGATCAAGAAAATCAACAAGTTCTTTTTTAGTTACATCAGATGATGTCCAAACTTCTTCTTCCGTAAAAATCTTATCAATACAAGATGCAATCAAATCAAACGATTGGTCGATGTTAGCATTTTTAGAAATATCAAAATTACTCTTAATAAACTGATCGAGAGATGGATATTTCATTTCCATCATTATATTATCATCAAGTTTAATGCAGTTATTATGTTTATCATTCTTGATTACTTGAATTTCATCTACATTAATAGTAACAGGAACTTCAGTTTCTCCATCATCCGGACAGATAAGATTGACATCAATTTCTTCTCCAACAGATTTAGATCTAATGTTTAAGAAAAGATACTCAATGTCAAATGTAGGTAAAGTTTCAACTTTAATTCCTCTTGTCTCAACACAATTTTTTATAACAGTTTTAACTGCATTTGTGATTTGTTTTGTATCTTCGGATTCCATAGCGATTACAAGAACTTTTTCTTCTTTAACAAGAAAAGGTCTGTATTTAATTGTTTTCCCAGTAGAGGGCAACACCAACTCATAAGTTGGTGTTGTAATTGTAGGTAATGGCATAATTATCCAATAATGTATTCAGATACTTTATTTATTATACCTACTTAAGGTCTAAACGGTATTACTTCAAGAGGAATAGGACCTCTTTCAGTAGGACTCGAAGGTCTTTAAAAAGCATCAGTATTTCCTAAATCAAATGGATTTTTAGAGTTTGGTAATGCATCACCTTCAGAAATTCCAGTCTTTCTTTTTAAAATGTATCTACTAAATGCAAAAGAAACTGTACACTTAAGTACCTGAGACTGATCATAAGAAACAGGCATAGTATTAATAGAAATTGGATACGCCTGCAAAAACATATACTCCAAATACTTCTTGGTAGATTTAGATGGATTGATACTAACCAAATCGAGATCTCTCTCAAATTTAGTAATGAAAATATCCGTCATGTATGTTTTTGGGAACTTTGCCCTATAATACCATCGATATTCATCTAATCCCACACCATCTTCACTCTTTACATATTCTTCATTCATTATAAAAGACTTCCATTGCTCAAAAAACCAAATTAATTTATATCCATGTTCAGAACCTGATTTTGGAGCATCAACATAAAATGTGAAAGATGCAGTGTCATCAAATTGACGGCGATAGGCATGTCTTTCAGTTACTCCATGATGATCATCTTGGAGTGTATTTGTTGCCATTCTAGAACCTGGAAGTGCAGTTTCTGAGCAAGAAAGAGTTATCAACCTTTGATTATTTGGATCTGTAGGATTCAATTTCCTGTTAGACAACCAAGTAACCACCTCACTAGGTGGATTGAAATGACATTCAAAGTGAGAAGTATGAGCAGGTTTCAGTAACTTCTCTTTGATTGTAGAAGCAGCAGTTCTTTTAGGACTAGGAGCAGATGATGATTTTGAACCAGATCCACTTGTAGGTGAATTTGCCTTTAGGGCATCATTAAAGTTACTTACTGGTAATGTAACATCAGAATTTAAAAAAGTTGCGTTCAATAAATCATTATCAATTTCTGTAGTAAAAATTCTTTCGGTAGGAATGTCGAAATTAGTGGGAGGTCCAGTTCTTGGGAACGAATTTGACATTTATATAAATACTTTTTGGTTCTTATATATTATGTATGCGAGAAGGAAAATATCATCAAGGAAGATTTCATCCAAGATTTCCTAACAAATACAAAGGAGACTCAAGAAACATTATCTATAGGTCTTCTTGGGAACTGAAATTTATGAGATACTGTGACCGTAAGGATAATATTTTAGAATGGGGATCAGAAGAGTTTTTTATTCCCTATTTTGACCCAACAACAAATAAGGTTCGTAGATACTTTCCAGATTTTATTATAAAGGTAAAAGAAAGTAATGGACAAATCAAAAAGTATTTAATAGAAGTCAAACCAAAAAGACAAACAGTTATACCAAAACAATCAAAAGGCAAGAAAAAGAAAACCTACATCAACGAAGTTGTTACCTATAATAAAAATCTTGCCAAGTGGAAAGCAGCCCAAGAATGGTGTGAAGATAGGTTAATAGAATTTAAACTAATTACAGAAGACGAATTAGGTCTATAAATAACTAAAAAAAATACTATGGCGGCGAGACCGGATGTACCAGGATGGGAAAGAAATAATGATGAATATTCTTCCAGATTCACTCTGCCGAATACAATTAATAGTGGAATCAAATTCGCTACTGTAGTCAATGTTAGAACAGGACAGAGGCAGTTATATCAGGAAACTTTATTTGGTAGAAATTTATTAAAAACTACTAATTCAAATGGAAGTATAGTCCCTCCAAATGAACAAACTAAAAAAAATCTTTCTCTCTTTAATCTCACTTACAGCAACTCAGAAGAGATTTTAGCAAAAGCAGAAAAATCATCAAAACAAGCGTCAATAATTGTCATAAATGAAGCATCAACACCTGAAGAAAAAGAGAATTTAAAAAAAACAAAGGAATTTAAATCAGGGTTAAACACTGAAAAACAAGACCCAAACAATAATGAAGGTACTCAAATATCATTTCCCACCGATAATGTTTCGACAAAAACTCCAGTTGAAAAAGGAACTGCAATTACTTATCCAATTGACATAGAAGATACTCAGCAAGATAGAATTAAATTTACAGCAGTATCTTTAGCAGAAAGAACAATTCAAAATCCACTTGAATATAAAACAGTTGGTGGAGATGTTTATGTTTCTATTCAAGGACCAATTGCAGATTCAAATGTAGTTGGGTGGGGTGATAGTAAAATTGGTCCAATAGAATCTGTAGCATTTAAATTAGGTAAGGAACTTTTGGGTGATGAAGGAGAAAAATCAGTAAAAAAAGAGATTGAAAGCCAACTCGGACAATTAAAAGGTGAAATTAGTAATGTCATAGCGTCTCAAGCAGCAGGTGGAAACATGGACTTGTTTACAAGAGCATCTCAAAAAGTATTCAACCCAAATCTCGAATTAATCTTCAAAGAACCAAAACTTAGACAATTTTCCTTTT